CTTCTGACAATAATGCTATAGAATTTGGTGATGACTTTGGATTTGATGGAACTCTCTAATGACTAAAAACTTTGAAGAACTAGATGATGCTTTTAATGTTTCTGGGGAACTAGTTCCTACTGAATCTACTGAAGTTGGAATAACCAAACCAGAGAGACATGAAAGAAATGATATTGAAAAAGACTATGAGTATACTCGTGGCAATCTTTATAGCATCATAGAGAAGGGTCAGGAAGCAATTAATGGTATTCTTGAATTAGCACAAGACAGTGAGATGCCTAGAGCATATGAAGTTGCAGGTCAGTTAATTAAGAGTGTCTCTGATGCTACTGATAAGTTAATGGACTTACAGAAGAAGTTGAAAGATGTAGAAGAAGAGAAAGCATCTAAAGGACCTAATACAGTTAACAATTCACTTTTTGTTGGTTCTACAGCAGAGTTGGCTAAGATGTTGAAGTCTGTTAATCTTGAAGATAATAAATAAAACATAGGGAGAGAAATCCCGAAGTACTAGAATACTCATAACATGTCTGACGACTATAAAAATTTGCCATCGATTGACGACTTTACAGAGAGTTTGGAAGAACTTCCGTCAGTTGGTGATCTTGTAGAAGAAGAAGATTTACCCTCAGTAGAAGGTTATATAGAAGTAGAAGAAGCTGTACAAACTATAGAAGATGCCAATGGAGAATCTTTTGTAGAAGTAAAAGATATAGTTCCACCTTGGCCTGAGTTATTACGTCTAGTCAATGATGTCAAAGAGAGTATCCCTGAGATACCTGAGATAAAGTCATATGATAATGAACTTCAAGAACTCCTAACACATATTGAGCAAGTAAAGGAAAGCATTCCAGAAGTCCCAGAAGTAAGATATTATGAAGATCAGATAGAATCTCTTAAAGAAGATATTGATGGAGTTAGATCAGACATACCTAAGTTTCCTAAGTGGGTCAATGAGGTAAATGAAGTTCCTGATTTCTCTTGGATTGGTAAGACTTTTAGTGTCATAGATGATGACTTTGAAAAGGTCAATGATAATTTACATACACTTAAAGATACATTTAATCAAGACATAGATAATCTTTCTGAGAATCTAGAACTTAAGGATTTTGAAAAGAAGGTTGAGATTAAAGAAGTAAAGGAGTATTTACAAGAGACTAAAGATAAGATATATCAGGAGTTGAAAGAAACTGCTCTTAAGATATATGAGCATAGGAATCAGTTTAAGGATGATGATAGAAAATTAAAGAAGAGTATATTAAGTAAACTGAATGAAGCAAAACAGAATATTGGTAAAAAGATAGATGAGTCTAATAGTAAGTATCGTGATTCTAATAAAGAAATCAAGAATTACTTTAATGGATTGAAGGAAGAAGTTGCTAATCTTCCAGAAGTAAAATACTATGATAAGGATATTAAGAAGTTAAGTGATAAAGCAGAAACTCATACTGTCAATATTGCAGAACTTTATAAGATTGTAGAGGATATAAAAGGTAAGCAAGAAGTATTAAAAGAAGACTATGCTAAGTATGCTGATGGAACTGATCCAGCAAGACCTATTGCTCCTGATCCTAAAGAGAAGCAAGGTAATGATCCTCTTACTCCTACAGGAGATCAAAAGTTTGCTACACTACAAGACTTAGCAGCAAACTACAGACTCTTTGTTAACAGAGTAGAGCAACAGTTATATACCATTGGTGGAGGTGGTGCAGGATTCATCAAAGACCTTGATGATGTCACATTTGATGCCACCAATAATGACTTATTAATATATCAGTCTGCTACATCTAAGTGGGTTGGTATAGCAAGTACTTCATTAGGAAGCAGCACTCTTACTGGACTAGATGATGTAGATGATTCTAATCTAGGAGATGGTAGATTCTTAAGATACAATGCAACAGAAGAAGAGTTTACCTTTGAACCAGTATCTGCCACCAATCTAGAATTGATTGCTGGTGATATTCAATCAGGTATATTGACTACTTCTGCTACAGGACAAGCAACTGTGATGTCCATTAGTGCATCTACTTATAGGTCTGTTAGTTATCAGATACAGGCAGTGCAGGGTTCCAACTATAATATGACAACCATCAATGTTATTCATGATGGGACTAATACATACATGAATGAATTTGGAACTTTAAATCATCCAACAGGTATAGCAACCTTCTCTACAGATATTAATAGTGGTGCTTTAAGGTTGTTGGGATATCCAGCATCTTCTAGTTCTACTACTTTCAAGATCATATTCACAGCACTACAAGTATAAAGAAACCTAAATATAAAAGTAAATGATGTATTATCATAATGATTTCCTTTCAAGAGGTTACTAAGTTACGAGCTGGAGTAGGAAATGTAATTGACGTTTATTTGGCTTGGAGAGGTAAGAATTACATGTTGAAAATGTTCTTCCCTTCAATCAAAAAACCATCACGCAGAGAAGTTCAGGATCAAGTGGTAAAAGTGTATCCTGGCGCAAAACTCTGGAATTACCAAGTTTCAAAACATGAACAAGGAGAACCACTCCTCCAAATCGGAGGATCAACGTACTAAAGAATTAGTAAAAAAAGTAGAAAATTTAGAAAAAATACTAGAACTGCAAAGGAAAACTATAGAACATGATAAAAAATTTGGCAAATACGAAATGATGTAGGAGGTTTATTATGTCAGACAACATCTATTTGGGTAATCCCAATCTGAAGAGAGCAAATGTAGAACAGGAATTTAGTAAAGAACAAATTCTTGAATTTTATGCATGTAAAAATGATCCAATCTATTTTGCAGAGAAGTATGTAAAGATTGTAAGTCTTGATGAAGGTCTGACACCATTTAAACCTTATCATTTCCAGAAGAAGTTAATTAAGAACTTCCATGAGAACAGATTCAATATCTGTAAGATGCCTAGACAGACAGGTAAGTCTACAACTTGTGTCGCTTATCTTCTACACTATGTTGTCTTTAATGACAGTGTTAATGTAGGTATACTAGCTAACAAAGCAGCCACTGCTAGAGAACTGCTAGGTAGATTGCAAACTGCTTATGAGAATTTACCCAAGTGGATGCAACAGGGTATCATAGCATGGAACAGGGGAAGTTTAGAACTAGAAAATGGTTCTAAGATTCTTGCTGCTTCTACATCAGCATCTGCTGTTAGAGGTATGTCATTCAACATCCTATTCTTGGATGAATTTGCTTTTGTTCCTAACCATATTGCTGACTCATTCTTCAGTTCAGTTTATCCTACTATTACCTCAGGTAAGAGCACTAAAGTTATAATAGTCTCTACTCCTCATGGTATGAACCACTTCTATAGGTTGTGGCATGATGCTGAGAAAGCTAAGAATGAATATATTCCCACTGATGTTCATTGGAGTGAAGTACCTGGTAGGGATGAGAAGTGGAAGAAATCTACCATTGCCAATACTTCAGAAGCACAGTTTAAAGTTGAGTTTGAGTGTGAGTTCTTAGGATCTGTTGATACTCTTATTTCTCCTAGTAAGTTAAGAACGTTAGTGTATGAAAATCCAGCTACTACTAGTGCTGGATTAGATGTATATGAAGCTTGCATAAAAACACATGACTATGTAATTACTGTAGACGTAGCAAGAGGAGTTGGTGGAGATTATTCTGCCTTTGTGGTTATTGATATTACAGAGTTCCCTCATAGAGTAGTTGCTAAATTTAGAAACAATGAAATAAAACCCATGCTGTTCCCTAATGTAATATGGGAGGTAGCAAAGAGTTATAATGATGCATTTATTTTATGTGAGGTAAATGATGTAGGAGATCAAGTTGCTGCTATTATCAACTTTGATTTAGAGTATGAAAATTTATTGATGTGTTCTATGAGAGGAAGAGCAGGGCAAGTTGTTGGACAAGGATTTTCTGGTAAAAAGACTCAGTTGGGAGTCAAGATGTCTAAGACAGTTAAGAAGGTTGGTTCTCTAAACTTAAAGACACTGATAGAAGAAGATAAAGTTATATTTAAAGACTATGAGATATTGAGTGAACTAACTACTTTTATTCAAAAACACAATTCTTTTGAAGCAGAAGAAGGATGTAATGATGATCTTGCTATGTGTCTTGTCATATATGCATGGTTAGTTGCACAAGATTACTTTAAAGAACTTACTGATCAGGATGTTAGAAAAAGATTATATGAAGAACAGAAGAATCAGATAGAACAAGATATGGCTCCATTTGGATTTATTATGGATGGATTAGATGAAGATACATTTGTAGATGCAGAAGGTGATACTTGGAAAACATTGGATAATGGAACTTTAGAACTAGATAGATTAGCAGGAACTCCTGGTAATTGGAATACAGATGAGTATGGTGATAGATCTTTCATGTGGGAATATAGGTAGTTGGAATTAGATAAGCAAATAAGATTAGGACACCTACTACTTTCAGATAGGAAGTGTAGAGTGTGTGGTGAGACTAAAAATTTAATAGATGGTTTTTATTTGACACGTAAGGATAGAGGAACCTTAGCATCAGCATATTCTTATGAGTGTAAAGTCTGTACTGTTAGAAGAATTATAGAAACTAGAAAGAAATCAACACCACATACAGATTGGAATTATCCAGATTGGTAGTGTTCATGGATTGTTTCCCCAATGAAAACATCAAAAACAATAAATATTTTCAGATAAACTGAGACGAGGCTAGACGACATGGCGACTCCACAATTATCTCCTGGTGTA